CCCCCCCCAATTGACACAATTTTTTGGTTAAATTAAAATTTTAATATATTTTTTATGTGTTTGAATATCCGTCTGCATCTTCGCTGTCAACGGAGTTAAGTGAATATTTTCTGGTTGCACCTACGGTCAACTTGCACTCATCAGCTGCGCCTGCAACTGGTTTGAGATTGATAAAGATTGACTGTGTCTTTCCAGGTATACCCCATGATCCATTATTAAGAATGTTTTGCTCAGCAATCACGTGCGTTCTTGGGTCGCGTATCTGAAACGTGGCTGTATCTCCAATGTCGATCCAATATTTGACCTTCTTTTGCACTGTGAAACAGGCATTGCGGACAAGGTTGGGCATATCGAATAATGTAGTGCCGCGTGCATTAAGATTCAAGTTGGCAAAGAATCCATCAGCGTTGGGATTCATAGTAGGAGTATCGGTATCAGCTTCGCTAATAGCTGCATTGAAGTTTGAGAACTTTGGTTGTCCCCAGTACGATAGAACGTACAGATCGACCTCCATCTTAGTGGTACCGGTATTAGTCATTGTGATGTCAAGAACTGCGCTCTTGAAGGTGAATTTTTGATTTTCTTTCGTAGCAAGATAGGCATGTTGCACGATGTTATATAAGTCCTTTGATCCAAGCTCAGTAGCAATACTTCCGTTATTTCCATACAAGTGGACCATAGCCCATTGTTGTCCGCCTGCGGCTGAACTGACAGCTTCGACTGCCTTATTGAATACTAGAGTCTTTGTTCCCAAGGAACGTTCATTGGCTGCTTGGACCTTTTTGACAAATTTCTTCCATTGGCGCTTTTTGCCTTTGGGCATACGCCTTTTACGGTACTGTTGAGTAGAGTCACGATGCTGAGTCACTCCTGTGCGAGCGGTGCTCTTCTTTGTGGCGGTCTTGTATGAACGATAGGCCTTGATTGCACGTGGGCCATACTTCATCCCTGCATTGACTGCGTTGAAGGCAAGCCTTCTATAGTTTCTTCTGGAAGGAGGCATCGGACTTTGAAATGCTTGGTTTAATTTCCCAATTAGGAAATAGGTTACACGGGGAGGTGGTACGGGCCGACAATTGCCCCGCTAACCAAGCAATGGGTATATATACGAGGGGGGGTGAGCCGTGGGCCGCCTTTTAGTAAGTAATACTGGCGGCTCACTTCGCGATGGTTGCACAAGCTCGCTACTGGCTGTTAACAATTCCTGTTGCACACTATCCAACTGAGCCAAAGCTATCTGGAGACCTCGTCTACGTCAAGGGTCAACAAGAGCGTGGTGCTGACAACGGGTATCTGCACTGGCAAGTTCTAGCTGTCTTCTCGAAGAAGGTACGTCTCGCTGCTGTCAAGAGACATTTCTGTACCCAAGCCCATTGTGAGGAGAGCCGCTCTGCCGCGGCGGGCGAGTATGTCTGGAAGGAAGATACACGTGTGCCTGACACACAGTTCGAACATGGAGCATTGCCCATTTCAAGAGCCCGCAAGCCCGACTGGGACCGCGTGTACGACGATGCCATATCCGGAAACTTCGACAATATCCCCAAGGACATTCTCATTCGAAACTACTCCTCGATCAAGCGTATCCGAGTCGACAACTGCCAGCCGCCTGTCAGGGACAACATTAGCGTCAACGTGTACTGGGGAGAGTCTGGGATTGGCAAGACTAGACGGGCATGGTATGAGGCCGGACACATCAAGGATGTCTACATCAAGAACCCCAACACTAAGTGGTGGGATGGATATCGTGGAGAGTCCACCGTCATCATTGACGAGTTTACTGGTCGCATTGATATTAGTTATATTCTTACTTGGTTTGATCGCTATCCTTGTATGGTTGAGGTGAAGGGTTACTCTACTCCGTTGCTGGCAACTCGTTTCTTTGTCACTTCTAATTTGAACCCGCGTGATTGGTTCGAGGGCATTAACTCTGCACAACGTGATGGACTTATGCGCCGTATTTATGTTGAGAACATGATTTTCAATTGGATTCCTCCAGTTGATGATATGATTGTTAATACTAACCTAGTAAGTCCCGATGCTTTGCAGGAAGCCCTTTCCCTCGATTTTCCTAGTACTCCCTTACCTAGTCCTAACCTAAACACCCCCGCAAGCGGGGGTGTGGAACCCCCCCCAATTGACACAATTTTTTGGTTAAATTAAAATTTTAATATATTTTTTATGTGTTTGAATATCCGTCTGCATCTTCGCTGTCAACGGAGTTAAGTGAATATTTTCTGGTTGCACC